CCCGCAATGGACCCGCGTTGACTTTAAGGGGTGCCCGTTCGTGGCGCATAAGCGGCCCATCACGATTTCTGAGTTGGTTCAGATGGGCTTTGACCGCAAGGAAGTCGAAGAGCTGCCGACGTTCGACAAGAAGCTGGAGAGCGAGGAAGCGGTCGTTCGCTGGTCGGATCAGGAGTTCCACGAGACGGACTTCAACGCGACTGACGACAGTATGCGCGAAGTGCTGGTTTACGAAAATTACGTGCTTGCTGACCGGGACGGGGACGGCATAGCGGAGCAGTTGCAGGTGTTCACGGGCGGCGACAGCGGAAAGATACTCAAGCGCAACCGCAGGCTGGCCATCGAGCAGGTGACGGACGTGCCATTCGAGTGCTTGTCACCTATCCCCATCCCGCACCGTCATTATGGTTTGTCCACGGCGGAACTCGTGCAGGACTTGCAGCGCATCAAGACGGTCCTGACGCGGCAGTTTATGGACAACGTGGTTGGATCGAACAACCCGGACGTTGTGGTTGACCAGGACCAGATGACGCCAGAGGCCACGCAAGACCTGTCGTTCACTGGCCTGGGTCGGAACATCCGCATTCCCGGCGGGATGAACTCGGTGGGCTACCTACAGCCCCCACAGACGGCGCAGCAGTCGCTTGCGGCCATCGAATACGTTGACCAGCTAGGGGAGAAGCGAACGGGCGTCACGCGCACGTCTCAAGGCCTCGACCCCGACGCCATCAACAAGAACACGCTGGGCGGGGCGCAATTGCTCGTTTCGGCGGCGCAGAAGAAGATATTGATGATTGCGCGCATCTTTGCGGAGACGGGCTTCAAGAGCCTCTTCGCCAACATGCACCGCGACCTGCGGGCCGGTCCCGTCAAGGAAATCGCAGTCAGGCTAAATAACGAGTATATCACAGTCAACCCGAGGACATGGCGGCACCGGACGGACGTAACGGTTAGCGTGGGCCTCGGAACGGGCGACAGAGAGCAGCAGGTGCAGCGCCTTGGCCTCATCTACGGGGAACAGAAGGAGGCGTTCCAGCAGGGGCTCATCGGCTACGACAAGCTATACCACACCATGTCGAAGATGCTTGAGTTGTCGGGCTTCAAGGACGTGGCGAACTTCTGGCCCGGCCCGGAGGAGGTTGAGCAGCGGCAAATGCAGGCGGCGCAGAGCCAGGGGCCTGACATGACTGAAATGATGATGCAGCTTGAACAGCAGAAAGTCATGGGCCAGATCGCGGCGGACAAAGCGAAGGCGCAGATTGACGCAATGAAGGTGCAAGTTGACCAGATGCGCTACGACAACCAGCGCCAGATCGACCGAATGAAGATTGATAACGAGCGGCTAAAGACGCTGATGCAGGACGACCGGGAGCGGGATATTGCGGAAGCAAAGATCAGCCAGGACGCGGCGAAAGCGCAAGACGTGAATGGACCCCAAAGCTAAGGCCGCGCGCGCTAAATCAGCGCTACAGGACGAGATTTTGCAGTTGGCGTATAAGGAGACGCTCGACCGCATCAACCAACACCTTCTCAACGCGAAAACCCCCGAGGAACGCGAAGAGAGGTGGCACGAGTATCACGGCCTCAAGCGGGTCTGGAATACTCTCAACACATGGCCCTTCGAGGCTGACAAGTAACCAAAGGAAGTAGCATGTCTGATGGACAATCCGCGTTTGCGGAACCCATTTCTATGCAAGAAGCCCTTGCGAAAGCCGACAGCCTGATGAGGGCCAAGGACGCCGAGCGAGAGTAAGCGGCACAAGAGCCGGAAAAGCAGGTCGAAGCCGACGAGGTGGAGACCGAAGAAGTCGAGGCTGAAGCCGAGGCTGAAGAAACCGACGAACCAGACGAACCCGAAGAGACTGACGAGGGACCGGAACAAGTCCTGACCGTCGAAGAGTATGGCGACGTGCTCGTTGACGTTGACGGCGAACCGACACCCCTTTCCGAAGTCTTGGCGGGCACTCAGAGGCAAGCGGATTATACGCGCAAAACCCAGGCGCTGGCGGAAGAGCGAAAGAAGGCGCAAGCCGAAATCGCTGAGAAGCAGGCGGCACTGGATGCGCGTGAGCAGCAGCTACGCGACCTTGAAGCGGAGTTGGGCGAAGAAGAGCCAGACTGGGCCAAGTTGGCGGAAGAAGACCCGCTCGGCTATGGTGTGGAAAAGGAGAAGTGGGAAAGAAAGCAGAAGGTCCGCGCACAGCGAGAAGCGGAACTCAAGCAGCGTCAGGAGAAGGCAAAGCAGGAGTTCATTGCCCAGACCGCTGACGTGGCCGTGCAGAAAATCCCAGAATGGGCGGATGTCAAGAAGTTCGATGAAGGTGCGGCGGCGCGAAAGGCTGCGGCACTCGAGGCGGGCTTCACGGAGGAAGAGTATCGCTCGACCCCAGACTTCCGCATCGCGGTCCTTCTCGAAAAGGCGGCGCGCTACGATGCTTTGCAAGGTGAGCAGAGCAAGAAGAGCGTGCGGGCCGAGAAGAAGATTGCGAAGGCTCCGAAGGTTCTCAAGCCCGGCGCAAGCAAGGGCGACACCGACCCCAAACAGGAACGCAGGGCTGCATTCCAGAACCGCCTGTCAAAGCCCATTTCCAGTTCGGAAATCACAAAGCAACTTGGGCTGCGATAGGCACATCTTATCGGAGTAGAAAGCAATGGCACAACCAGCCAACACTTTCGACACGCAAGATGCTGTTGGTATCCGCGAAGACCTTATCAACAACATCTACAATGTCGATCCTGACGCGACCCCGTTTCTCTCGGCCATGCCGAAGGTCTCGGCGTCGGCAACCAAGCACGAATGGCAGACGGACGTTCTCGACACGCCCTCGGCCACGAATGCGAACATTGAGGGCGACGACACCGTTGCAGCGGCGATTACGCCGACCGTGCGCCTCGACAACCAGTGCCAAATCTTCAAGAAGTCGTTCACTATCACGGGAACGATGGAAGCTGTTGACAGGGCCGGTCGCGAGAAAGAGCACACCTACCAGGCGATGCTCAAGTCGAAGGCAATCAAGACCGACATGGAGTCGTCCGCGTTCGCCAACAACGCGAAGGTCGTTCGCGGTTCCTCGACTGCCGGCGAACTTGCCGGTGTTCCGACGTGGCTGACCTCCAACGTGTCGGCTGGCGGCGGCGGATCGGAGCCGACCGGCGACGGTTCGGACGCTCGGGGTGACGACACTCAGCGCGCATTCACGGACACGCTCCTTGATGCGGTGCTGAAGTCCGTGTGGGACAACTCGGGTTCTGAGCCCGATTGTGTCTACATGGGGTCGTTCAACAAGCAGGTTGCGTCCGGGTTCACCAATTCGCGGAACCTCGATGTGCAGGCTTCGACCAAGAGGCTCACAACCACCATCGACATCTATGACTATGATTTCGGTGTGGTTCGCTTCGAGCCGAACCGGCACGTCCGCGCGCGCGATGCGATTGTCGTTCGTTCGGACATGTGGGCATGGGCAGAACTTCGCCCGCTTCGTGAAGAGGAACTGGCCAAAACCGGCGACTCGATGAAGTATCACATGCTGGCGGAAGCCACGCTGGTCTGCCGCAACGAAAAAGCGTCGGGCATCGTGGCCGACCTCACCACTTCGTAAGGGGGACCAGAAATGGCAACCGCATGGCAATCTAACTTCGGCGTGGTCGAGTTTACGGGGGCGTCCCTGGCGCTCACGCAAGACGGCCACTCCGGTCAGACCGTTGTTTCCAACCTCGCTGCGACGCAGGCAATCACCCTGCCCGCAGCCACGGGGTCCGGGAACATTTACCGCATCTACGTGCAGACCACGAAGACCGGCGACCTGACCATCACCACGGACGGCTCCGACGATCTTGTCGGCGGGGTCGAGGTTACCCCCCATTTAGCTAAGAGGCGGGGGCGGCTTTCGGGTCGCCCCCTTCCCTAGGGGATTCCAATGGAAAAGAAGCGCGGGCGACCGCCGCAAAAAGAAGTCTACGTCGTCGGTTCCTTGGTAAAGACATCAAAGGGGCCGAAGCATCATGGTGACAGGGTGAAGTTGCCGGATGACGAGATTCAGAAGCTAAAGCAGCAAAGGCTGGTGCAATGAGCAGAGCGAACACGACCACGCCGTATCCTATTGCGGGCGGGTGCCAGAGTATTACCACGAGCGGCACAAGCGCGCGCACGTCAAGCGGCGTCGGCAGCCAGACGCGCTTTGTCGTAATTGAAGCGACAGAGGCGGCGCACTACGCTCTTGGTGATGACTCCGTTGTGGCGACAACAAGCGACACGTATATCGGCGCGGGCAAGGATCATTTCATTCGCATTCTTCCCGGCCAGTATGTGGCCGCTATCCAGGCCACGACCGGCGGAAGCGTCAAGGTTTCGGAGTTTGCCGGATGAGCATTCGCGGCTGGCGGGTTCACGAACAGGGGCCTGACATTCGGACGCGCTTTGTCGATGGTGACGGGACCAAGTTTCATCGCCAGTTCGTGCAGGATGTGCAGCCCGCGATTGACGAAAACGCCCGCGTTCGTAACGAGACGAATGGATGGAGCGCGGATCGGTCGAAACGCAAGGTCGGCTCCCTTCCCGTTACCATCGTCTGGGACAAGATACGAGAATGGGAGCGGCAAGGGCTTCTCCCCGCCCCTGGTTCACCGGAATACGGGCACACGTTGAATCGGTTGCTCGTCAATCTTCTGCGCGACCGTGATTACTCCAAATTCCGCACGACGGAGCACGTCTGATGAACTTCGGTCAGCTTAAATCCTACGTCGAGAGCGCGATGGGGCGTTCGGACGTGCCGGATTACGTCTACATGCTGACCACGGCGGGTGTTAACCGCGACTGCCGGTTTCTTGATATGCAGACCAGCACGACGGTTACGACGGCCAGCAACCCGGCCACGCTTCCTTCGGATTTCGGCAGCATGGTGTCGGCGTCTGTCGAAGTTGGCGGGGATAACCGCATTCTCGAAAACGTGACGGACCAGGCGGCACGCCTTTATGCAGACGACCGTGCACCCCGGTTCTACTCTATTCAGGATGGGCAAATCTACTTTGCGCCAGAACCGGACGGGACTTACACGGTTTCGTTGCAATACGTGAAGGCGCTTGATGGTCTTTCGGCTGACAGCGACACGAACGACGTGATGAGCCGGTATCCCGGCCTCTATCTCTACCAGGCGCTCACGCACGCGGCGATATGGGCGAAGGACGCGGAGAGCGAGCAATCCTATGGCCGCGCCTATGCGGCAGCGTTGAACCTTGCCAAGAAGGACGACATGAACCGGCGCACCTCTCTCGGCATCAAGGCAAGGTCGCGCAGACTGTGATACGGGAGATTGACTTTGGGGAGTGGCTGCCGGACCAGGCGGATTACCGGAACCCCGGCCTCATCGAGGCGGATGGGTGCTACCCCGTGGCGGGTGGCTATGGCCCGTTTCTTGCGGCGGTGGAGCAAGAGAGCACGACGACGGAAGTTGTCACTGGCGCGGCAATGTTCTTCGATGACAGTGGCAATCCCGAAGTGTTCGCGGGGTCGTCCACGAGACTTTTGACGTTGCGTGCGGGGACGGTGGCAGAGACGACAGGCTACAGTGCGACCAGCAATGGCTGGCGCTTTGAGCGGTTCAATGACCTCATCGTGGCAGTGTCGATAGAGAATGACCCGCAGGCGCTGGACGATCTAGACAGCGACGATACGTGGGCCACGCTCGGCGGCACCCCGCCAAAGGCGGCACAAGTCGGGAAGGTGGACGATTTCCTTGTCCTGGGCGACTTGGTGGACACTGTAGGAAGCCCGACCGGAGCCGTGCCCAATCGGGTGCGCTGGTCGGCCAAGAACAACCCGACGACCGCATGGGTGACAGACAGGGGGGAGTTGTCGGATTATCGTGACCTCGACCCGAGATATGGGCGCGTGACAGCGATTGTCGGGGGCAGGTTCGGGCTGGTGTTTCAGGAGCGGGCCATCTGGCGCATGGTCTTTGTCGGGGCTCCAAAGGTTTTCAGCTTTGAGCCTGTTGCAACGGACAGGGGGTGCATTGCGTCGGATAGCGCGGTGACTATCGGAACGGACACGTTCTTTCTCAGCCAGGACGGCTTTTACATCACCAACGGTTCGGCGGTGGAGCCGATTGGCTCGCAAAGGAGCAACGAGTGGTTTTCCGACACGGTTGCGCAGGCAGACATCAAGCAGACGCATGGTGCCGTGGACTGGCCAAATCGCTCAATTGTGTGGGCCTTCAAGGAAGAC